CCCAGTTACATTAAGTATATGGGGACGAGAGCCTACTCTTAATCAAGACTTATGGGAAGATTTTATTATCCCCATATTAAATAATTGTAGTAGTATAAAGGGTATTTTTATTTCGACTAATGGTATTGCATTTGATACACATACTTGGTTGGATTGTTTATAGACTTATTGCGATATTAATCAACGTAAAATTAAATTATGGATTTAGTTTAGTATTGATGGACCGCAATATGATGATCGTGCAAGATAGAATTTATTAGCAGTAATAAATGCTTATAATACTAGTGAATGGTTTAGAATTAAACTATCTACAAAATCAACATTAACAGCTAATGATTTACGTACTAATATTAACCTATGGGACAATTATATGCAAAATTTATAGGAACAATGTTAGGCAATTAGTAAATCTGGTTGTGATGTATCTCTGGTCGGTATGTATCCTACATTAGCACGTCCTGGCAATTATACTACAGAAGATGGAATATATTGGTCGTATTGGAGTCCTGATCATGGTTTTTCTCCATATGAACAGTTACCAAAAACCTGCGCGGCAGGCAAAACGTCATGGACAATAGATTATCAAGGCAATATATATGATTGTCCATTAAAGAAAAATCGTATTACACAAACAGATGAACCATTTACTTTTCAATAGTTTATGGATATTCTAAAAGATAAACTCCTTAATTATGATATATTAACATATCGTAATTGGTATAGAATATATCGTATTATTATATCTCAATGGTGTTGGGCAACGTCTACTATTGAAGATTTACCAAGTTATATAAATGTATGGTGTAATGAAGCCATCGTTAAAGGAGAATAAATATGAATTGGTCTGAATTTCTAAATATCGTATTAAAGATATTTGTCCTTCCTCTTATGGGTGTACTTGCTATGTTTATTGTCAATTATATCAAGGTAAAGACCCAGCAAGTTATTGATAATACTAAGTCAGATGTGTTGGCCAAGTACATTCGTATGGCGCAAGAAACAGTCACGGCCTGTGTTATTGCTACAAATCAAACTTTTGTTGAAGCACTAAAGAAACAAGGTAAGTTTGATAAGGAAGCGCAAATGGAAGCATTTAATCGTACTAAAGAAGCCGTATTAAATATTCTTAGTGTAGATGCACAGAAGTATTTAGTCGAAGCTGTTGGCGATATTGACGTTTTCTTAGATTCGTTAATCGAAGCACAAGTCAATTCCCAAAAAGTATTTATAGTACAAACCAGTGCGGCTGAAGCCGTAAGTGAATAAAAAAAATGGGGACGATACTTAATTGTATCGTCCCCATTTTTTATTTATCTTTCTAAATGCGATTTCATTTTTTGCTCAACCAAGGCAAATAACTAATCGCCATTATGATTACCGCCAAGAGAATTATAAATCTCGTGATCATTGGTGATTTGCTAATATTCATCAACAGTTATAGTATGTTCAATTTCTAATAATTTTTTACAGTTGACTTCAAATGACCCACGCTGTACTGATAATAAACCTGCGGTAATCGTATCTAATCGTTTATCAATTCGTGTTAATGTTTCTTCAAGCATCATATCACGTTCTGTGTTTTCTTTAAATTTGGTATCAAATTCTTCGCGGATTTGTTTCTTAATGTCGGTTTTAAAATCTTCGCGCATTTTAGTACGTTCTTTCTTAGATAAATCTAAGAAGCGTTTATAGAATAAAGTAATACCGGTCATGACTAATCCAAAAAGAATTTCGACCCAATATTTTAAAACCCAATCCAAGATTTATGTCCTCCTTTCACCCCAATATTATTAGTACAGCCCTCTATATATATAGATAATTCAAAGTAATTTATTAATATATTATGACCAATCAAATGCGTCCTTTTGATTTAAGTCATTAATAGATGCACCGATACAAATTGCATCAGCTTCGTCTTGAGTACATTTAACTTTAAACTTATCCAAGACATAAGCCTATGCAGAACGTTTTTGTTCGGTTCGTGTACGACCTTTAATATTGAGTCTGGATTTCCAAGATGTGGACACGTAGGATCTTGATGGTATTGCAAGAGAATCGAATAATTGGGTAAGGACTCCGTATACTTCTGCAAGGACTTTAAATGTGTGGACGTTGTTGGCGACATTATTTTGGAGTTGTATATCTTCATATATTACCTCATCTATATTATATTCTGTACACAAAGACTTTACTTTATCCCGAATCTTAGTAAGTCTTGTTCCTATATTATCGTCAGTAAAAGAAAAATGGCCGAACTTATCCAGTTGGCCATCCTTAAACAAGGCCCAGCCAGTTGTGACACTAGCTTGGTCTAAAGCTAATATATTAGACACTAGTAGAACCCATTCCACCGAGTCGGGCCCCACCTGGAATGTCATTCTCCGTAGTAGTATAAGGCATTACAATACCCTGGCCAATAATATCGCCTTTCTGAAGTAGAATTGGCGCAGGTGATAAATTCATAATCTGAAAAAAGATTTCTCCTTCATTGTCTGGATTGTCGACATAGTCTGCATCAATAACACCAACAGCATTTGCAGTAAGTAGCCAATACTTTAATGGGCCAGATGAACGCATAACTAACTGAAGCCAGTAGCCTTCGGGTAGATAACATTTGACACCTGTAGACACCAAAGTGGGCCGTGAGCCAGCCTCTTTCGTCATTTTAGCTACTTGGTCTAAAGTTAAATAAGGAGTTTGTACCTGCATCCCATATAATGGAGTTTCTAATTTATTCTGTAAATGCCGCTGAGAAGGAACGACGATCGCTTCTGCGACCGCTAAATCATAACCAGCAGATTTAGCAGTTTTACGTACTGGCATTGGAAAATCTATATCTTTAAAACGTGAGACTTTTTCAAATCTTACACCTTGCATTGGAAAGGACCTCCTTAAAATTCAACATCATAAGTTAAGTTAATGGAAGTAGTAGGATTCTTATGTTCTTGAATAAATTTTGTTAGCGCAACAAGGAAATATTCATCAACTACTTCACCCTTCTACTTAACTTCCTTGTGAGTAATACTACTCTTAGTTAGATTATAGATACTATTATTACGAGCCTCTTCAATAAGAGCATCAGCTTCTGCTTCACTTTCAACACGATAAGTTTCAACTACATTACAAAGATATTTAGACATTATATTGTCCCTCCATTAACCTTAATTTGTGGTTGTGGCTTATTATGATAATTTACATAACTATAATTCTTGATTTGTTTTGCCAAGCCAGATAAGAAATCTTGATTGCCGTTTAAGCGTACATCATAATTTTCATACATATCTACAAACGAGCAAAGACTTGCAATAAATTGGTCTGTGCTTACGCGTAATGGTTCGCCATTTGGTGTAAAAATAGTTTGTGTTGGCGCCATCATTTCATATTTACAGATAAAGTAATCAAGCATATTCAATGACACCTCCATCGTAATTAGCAAAATAATATTCTTTTAATCCATCTGGAGTACGTACCCAATAAGTAATTTGTGTATCTTCATCTATATCAATATCTTCCATATAGATAAAATCGCCACGAGATTGTAAAATTTCAATAATTACTTTACCAATATCTTCACCATCCGTTTTTGGTGCAAATAGAGTAAAGTCAATAACAGAACGATTTGTAAAATTAACTAACGCATAATAATGAGCTGTAGTTTCTTTCCATACAAAATCTCGTGTTAATTGATATACACGCTCCAATTGCTGCGCAGTCATAGGTGGTAAATCTTTAATTGTATTTATCATCAGTTCGCGGTAATTAATTTGGAAATGGCCAGCGGCATTTACATCACCTGGCACATCAATCCAACTATCATTATGCCACATGAAGCATTGCTTTTCTTCTTCACAATAAATAGTTTCACCCTCGTCATGATTAACCAGGGCATCGCGGAACTTGATGTTTTTAACTTTCATAATACTGCTCATAGATAAAACATCCTTTTTTATTTTGTATTTATATTATCGCATATTTTTTTAATTCTTTCAATACCTTTATCATAATACTCCTACTCTTTTTCTATACCAATCCAACGACGATTTAAATTTTCTGCGGCCACCGCTGTTGAAAATGAACCTGCTGTAAAATCGAGAACTACCTCGTTTGGATTAGTATAAGTCTTAATCATATATTCGAGTAATGCTATGGGTTTTTGAGTCGGATGATATCCTCCTTCATGCTCTGCGGTGGCAAAATATATGATGTTGCGAGGATAGCGTAGTCCATCTTCACTTTTAATTTCTGTGGCCTTCTGCCGTCCAGTGCCGTATGCATCGGCCTGCCGCAACATTTTCTTATAATGATAAGGTTCACCTTGTACCATCTGTGGATTGTATAAACACTACTTACGATAGAATACACATATATCCTCGCTTGCTCGTAGTGGTTGCTATTTAGCGTGCATATAATTGCCGGCCTTCGATTTCTCCCAGACCCATGTGTACTTAAAGTTTTTAAGATTACTACCTATTAGAGTAGTTGTAAATGGCTAGGCGGCAAATAGACAAATAGCCCCACGTTCTTTTACAATCCTTCTTAATTCATTCCATAGCTAATCAAGAGGTAAATTAGTATCCCACTTACATTCTGTGATACCATGGCCATATGGCATGTCAGCCAAAACAAAATCCACAGACCCGTCAGGTATCTGTGGAAAAATTTTGAAGCAATCCTCATGGAAAGCTATCCCGTTATTAAATTGTGTATACTCCATATGAATCTCCTTTAACACCAAAAGGCGAGCATTACTGCTCGCCTTTGTAGGGTAGTGTGATAATTCGTTGATTAGTTGATCCACGCATAAATAATGTAATGTCGCGGTCGGCAATCTGGAACGGTCCATCTATAATATAATCAGCAAATTGTCCATTTAATATAGTTTTAAGTTTAGGGTCAGTTTCATTTGATAACTGCTCAACCGTATAACCCGTCCAAATGTAAATCTTTACATCAGGAAATTTTTCTCGAACCGTTCTACATAATAGAGCAGTAAGAAATCTGTTTTCTTTGCATAGTGGTTCGCCACCCATAATGCAAACACTACGGCGAATACCATTAGCTGTTATCGAATCCAGAAATTCTTGTAATACTTCTGGTGTAAATTCTCGACCACCATTAAAATCCCAACACTCAGGATTATGGCAACCAGTGCAATGAATTGGACATCCTTGTACGAAGAAGGAAGTGCAAACACCAGGAGCCGCAGCAAAATCATTTTTAATCATTCCTGCGTACTTCATTCAGATTCACTCCTTCTTTTTATACGAATTCATTTCCATGTTTGACTCTGTGATGTACCTCGTCCTGTTTTCCCAGGTTAAATGCGGTGGTGTAGTTTCCTGTAAGGTATCCAGTAACGCGTCGCAACTGTTGGATAGACTCACTACCACACGCCGGGCATACTTCGTTGAATTCACCAGTGTAACCACAGTCAAGACATGTATCGTTAGGGACATTAACAGCAAAATAAGGAATATCATGGTCCATGGCATAATTAATAATCTCCTCCAAAGCATCGAGATTCTTAATTATAGCACTATCGAGTTCTACGTAAGTGATGCAACCAGCATTAGAATAGCCTGTTAGTTGACTTTCGATATCGATCTTATCAAATGGCGACATATGATGCCAGACGGGAACATGAATACTATTAGTAAAGAATTCCTTATCACTTACATTTGGAATGACACCATACTTATCTTTGAATTTCTTTAAAGCTGTATAACATAGGTTTTCGGCAGGTGTATAATAAACTCCAAAATTTAATTTATACTCTTGTTTAAATTGAGCGCAACGATCTTTGAATAGTTGTTCAATTTGTTTTGCGAGCGCCATACCACGCTCTTCTGTATGGTCACAACCGATAAGAATCTGAAGTGCTTCGGCTAGACCAAGTTGACCAATTACAATCGTACCGTGCTTTAATGCAGAGCGGATACCTTCATCCGGATTATAACCGGCCATGGTATGATTCTCATACATAAATTTCGCAGAGGCGGCAGATTGTGAACAAATCCACTCGAAACGTTCAAGTAGCATATCTTTCGCTTCATAGATTTTCTCGTCAAGAATTTCCATAAAGTAATCGACAACTGTCTTTCCCTCTCCACGGATTAGTTCATTATTTTTATAAGAAAAGAGTACGCCGTTTGACCACTCTTTTGCCATCATAGCGAGAGTCGGTAAGATGATGGTAACTGGGCATATATTGCCGCGTCCATCCTTACGCTGCCCGAGACCATTGATATCGAGACCATTGGCCGTTCTACAACCCATTGTTGAGAAGTAAGTGCAAGGATCATTAATATCATATCCGGCATTGCCAGACCAGTCGATGTTCGCGTAATTAGGATAGAGTCGTTTAGCAGTAGATTGCAATGCAAGTCTATACAAGTCATAATTCGGATCTCCTGGCTTACGATTGACGCCTTTCATCATTTGGAAAATTCCGCAAGGGAATATAGAAGTACGATGTAATCTTCCTACACCTTTTATTGAACCTTCAATTAACGACTTTGTTACCATTCGGCCT